CCATATGAGGCCCAATGACGTTGGAGCCCGTCGTGCTGGTCATTGGCATTGCCCCTATTCCACCAGGTGTCTTGATGCTGCCAAACTGCTCCGTTCCGTAATTCGTCCCATACGCTACGACTCCGTTGAGCGTTGTGCCAATGGTGCTGCTAGTGCTGAAATTGGTGCCGATGAATCGATTGAAAGAACCCGCCGACGCGTTGATACCCGCCGTCGCCCACACGAACTGGCCGCCATACCAGGTATTCTTTGTGGCATTCGCACTATCGATCGTAACCGCCGTCCCGACCACCTCATTGTCGATGGCAAGAAAATTATTCGCAAACGTGTAGCCGCCAGTCAGATGCAGACCGTTAAGCGCGGTCGAATAAGAACCGATAAACGTATTGAACTGAGCCTGTCGGAGGCGCAGGGCATCGCCTACCGTGTTCCCGCTGTTATTTGCGACGATCGAGACAAGCGAATTCAGAACATAGTTCAACTCAACGGCGCACGTGTTGGCGCCGGTATTCGTATTGTTGACAACCAGATCAAACGTGAAAGAGTTCATCGCATCGGCGAAACTCTCCTGACCGACCTGTACGCCAACGCCATTGACGTTAGTCCGAACTGCAAAGCCACGGAACGACGAATAGAAAGCTCCGGTATTGTTTGAATTCTGAATGAGAAGCGCAGGGCCGGCGCTTACCGACGACAAGTCGAGGATCGACTGTGGACCATCGCCGTATATCTTGACGCCCTTGTTTTGCGCGCCCGCGACGTCCCACGTCACCTGGCTCGAAATCTTGTAGGTGCCCGCCGGAATATACCCGGCCTTCCCGGTCAGCACGACGGCGGCATAGAAATTGCCTAGTGCCGTTGTGCTGTCTGTTGAGCCAGTGGCATCCGCGCCAAAATCAAGCAGGCTCATAGCGTCCTGCATCTTGCTCGCTGCAGATCTAGCGGTGGCGCCCGCCTCGGGCCGCGCGAAGCCTATCAGCCCCGCGCCACTTGCCGACGACAGGGACGCTGACGCCGCCTTCCCAGCCAGCGCGCTATTGAGCTGGGCGGCAGTGAGAATCTGGCCGGGAGTGAACTGGGCGTTGGCCGAGCTCGTTACGAACGCCGCCAAAAGCAGTAAGCCGATGTTCCGCAGAATTGCTTTCATGAGATCGTGGACGAGTCGAGAGTGAACGTTGAATCGAGCGTGAACGGCGCGATGCCATAGTTTGTGACGCATACACCGATATTTGTTGCGATCGGGCGACAGGCATTGATGGCGGCGTATATATCGGCGTCAGATGCGCCGGTAACTTCGTCTGCCAGAGAGCCGAAATAGCCGTGTGAAAGCGGGGCGCCGTAAGCCGACCACTGCGGCGCATCGTTGTATGCAGAGCCTAGCAGGCCGCCAGTAACGAGCGGGCGATATGCGATGATCAAAGCGCTAAAAGGTGCCCCAACCGAGCCAAACCGGCCCACGCCGAAGAAGCTGTTAGCCCCACTGTTCGGGCCGAAGTTTGCTGTATCAAGTGGTCTTGCCGGCTCGAAGATGATCGGTGCGTTGCCGGTCAATTGCGTCAGCATGCTCTCCATCGCGGGACGCGTTGCTCGCTTCTGGAAGATCGCAATCTTGATGCGGGCGATGTAACTGGAGTCTGACTCGTTCGGCTTGCGCGGCAGCGTGTTGCCGAGAAAATCTGAGGCCCATATGTCGATCCATCCACCGCTTGACGTGTCCAGCCGGGTTTGCGCCCAGAAGAACATGATCAGGAGGTAGGCGGTCGATAAAGCTGATGCAATGCCGTTCAGCAGTGCGCTAATGATCGGAGCGTCGGCCCAGTCGCCAAACCACGTCGGCGGCATGTAGGAGCGCAGCCGGCCAAGCAAATCCGATTGGTCGCCGATCGCCATATTAATTTACCGTTATTGTGCCGGGCGTGAAGCACTGTTGATAGCCGATCGACAGATCAGACGTTCCGCCGTTGACCAGGACATTTGTTACGTTGGTCACGCCTTCAACGCCCCACGCCTGGGTGGCGATGTTCGTATAGGGAAGCGTGGCGCCGCTTGAAGTGGTAACGATGCCTGCGATGTATGCGTTGACAGCGGACTGCACCAGCGGCGCGACATCTGAGTGGGCGTAACCGCTGCCTACGGTGACCGTCATGGACACAGTAACCACGGACTGAGTCGGGCCATGGACACTGTACGTAGAGCAAAGCGGCCGAACTGCTTCTACGGCGTTTTCAACGCTCGTTTTCTCGGTGGACGAGAGATTGCCGCTGCCGTCATTAGCAATGACGGTGAAATAGCCATTTTGCGCAGTCCCGTTGTATTGCTGATTCTCTGCAACGATGCCGGTCATGCCGAGTTGAACACTCGTAATGGCATTCATCACTGCGAGCAGGGTGGCTGCCTCAAGGCTTGCGATGAAGATGACGAATCTGGAACGTGCCGCAGGGTCCGATTCGGCCGCCTCACCGTTTTGAACGGTGGATGCATTAGACACATAGTCAACGCCAGCGATTGCAGTTCCTAGCGTATTGAGCGAGCCGGATGCCACATTGCCGGCCGTGCCTGCAGTTGTACATTGAACTGAGACCGTTGCGCTGGCCTGCCCGGCGGGCAGCACGTAGCCTCCTTGGCTCGCGCTATAGGCTGCATTCGTGGTGTCTGCAATGACGGCGAATTGGACCGTTCCGTCAGCCGTCTGAACGATGGCTCCGACAGGAATCAGAGCCTGATTCGTGGGCGTGAATCGCGAGAACGTTTCCTGCGTCGTCGCTGCCGTTGCCGGCAGCCGGGAGAACCCGAACTGGGCAAACCATGTGTCCAGATCCGTGCCGTTCGATGTGGCCGCGCGGGTCAATGCGACGCCGGCAAGCACGAGTCCCTGAAGCCACATGACGACCGACGCCGTCGCCTCAACGGCCGATCGGAGAATTGAGCCAATCGTTAAGTCTACGAGGACTTTAGCGTAGCCTTGGATATTGGCAACGGTCTCGCTAACCAGCGTATCGAAGTCTTTGGTGGAAATGGCCATGCCTACACGTCCACATTAAAGCTGAGGAGCACCGGTTTGCGCGAAAGCGCATCGGTGTACTGAATCTGGATCTGCATCCCGGCGGTGATACTGCTGATCGTGACGAGCGGCACTGGCAACTGAAGGATTGAATCCTCGAGCTTGAGCTGCGACTGGACGATAGCTTTCACTTCGGAAACCGACGCATTCGAGCCGATCAACTTCGGCAGGCCGCCGCCGTACTCAGGGTGAAAAATGTAATCACCCGGGTTCGTGCACAAGCGGCGAATGATCCGTTGCTGGCTGCGAGTGTCGCCAGTCGCCGTTTGCAGATCGCCAGTCGCACTGGCCGAAATATCGCCGCCGTACCAGTGGTACAGGTCGGAGAAGAGTTGCTGGGTCATTGAGGAACGCCACCGAGGCCTGAGCCGCCAGAGTTAATGTGTTTGTGCGTGCTGCCGATGTCGTGACCGTTGTTCGTGATGGCGCCATTTGTGTTCAGGTCGCCGTCGATAGATAACGTCTTGCCGGAGCCGTTATCTCCGGAAATTGCCATGCCACCTTCGCCGCTCAACGTTTCGGTCACGTTTAGCGTGTTGTCCATCTGCACCGGACCGATGACGTGGTGCTGCGACGCGGTGCGTGTCGCCGTGCCGGTTACAGTCTCCGTATAGTTGCCTGCAACATGCAGCGTGACGTCCCCGTTGGTCAGGAACTTCAATGCAGACGTCGATTTGTGAACGGTCCAGATCTCGCCAGACGGAACCGGAGGCGGGCGGTCCTGATCGCTGTAGATGAAACCGGAGACGGTCGCCGCTTCAGGGTCGCCATCGGCGAAATCTACGATCGCCTGGTCGCCGATCTGCGGGCCATATGCAATTCCCCAGCCATCGCCGATCGCGTGCGTCTCGATCGGAATCCAGCCGGTCAACACGCTGCTCGGCTGAAGAGTGACCTTCACCGAATAGGTGTTCGGGTCATAGCTCTGCACCAGGCCGTGCATGCGCGAAATCTTCTGCGCCGCGGCTAGCATGGCCCGCTGCGTTATCGCGTTCTGAAGTTGTCTCATGCGGCAAGGTTGCTGACTTGAAGGTCGGGGTTTTGGTTTTTCGCGCGCACATGCATCGAATAGCCTGCATCCAGGCTGAATTCGCGCGTGACCGAATCAACGTAGAACGTCTGGTTGAAACTGCCGGGGAAACCTTCCGTCTGGATCATGACGCGCGCTGTCAGCAGGTCGTCTGCCGGGCCGTCATAGGCGAAATTCACAGCGTGCCGGATGATCTGGTTGTACAGAGCCTGCGCCCGGGCGACCGCCTGTTGCTGAGTCAATCCGGGGATATTGAATTCGTACGTCTGCGTATTGCCGAAGGGACTTGCCTTGCCAGCCTGAATCGCCTTTGGGCGGCTAGGGTAGTAGCCGTCGAACCCTTTCTTTTGCTTGTTGTTCCAGCTATGAACAACCACAGTGATGCCCTTGGCGACGGTCAGGCTGCGGTGAAAACTGGCGCGACCGCCGTTCATGGTCGAATAGCCAGCGGTGTCGCTAGGTGCCTGCCATCTGACGAGATAGGGTGTATCTGGCGTCCTCGGATCGGGTCCGAAGTAGAGCGTGTGCCCCTTGGCATACACGACGAAACCTTCTTCGGCTGCGAGCCATGCCAGCAAATCCCACTCGCTGCGTTCAGCGTTGATGCGAACGTGGTCGATCTGGTAGTACTTGCCGATGATCTCTGTCGTTGCCGTGACCTGCGGCGTCAGACCGTGCTTGTTGGCTAACTGTGTAGCCACCCCGGAAGCCGTCAGATTGTTCCACTGCTCCGTCAACTTCGTGTCGATCATCGCCGCAGTCAGATCTCGCCCGGTTAGCGTGATCTTCGTGCCGCATGGATCGAAATCGATATCATCGACGCGGCCATAGATTAGGCTCGACAGGTCCGCCGGTGAATAATTGGTCGGGTCGTCAGGAAAGCCTGCGAAGATCTCGACAAACGCTTCGGTGACAGTCGAAAACCAATCAACGTTGAACGCGGCCGGCAGAAGCGATGTCGCGAACACGACACGAAACGTGTCGGCCGAGTAAAACGAATTGCTGTCCACCGAAAAATCAATCATCCCCGGGACGATCGTGTCATTAATCTTGACGAGCGCGCGAGGCTGCCGCGCAACAGACTGCGCGGGCGCTTGATTGAGATAGGCCATCAGGAATTGAGAACGCCACCAGAAGTATCCGCGTTCGGCGGAATCGTGATCGTGTTGATGCCGGTCAGTTGCGGATCACCGCCAAGTTGCGGATTAGCCTTGGCAATGCCAGTCCAGGACCGGAAATCTCCGTATTCCTTCGCCGCGATCTGCATCAGGTTGCCGCCCGCTATCGTGGTCTGTTTCGCGCTCGAATAAAGCGAGCCAACATTGGCGCCAATCCGGCCCGTTACCCGGTCAAGATTGATCAGCAACGGAATCTGCTGCGTGGCGGTCAGACTGTTCGTCAGGTTCGACACGTTCTGCGACAACGTATTGTTCGGCAGCACCCCTCCGAGCGTCGTCACGTTGATCAGAACGTTGTTCGTCTGTGCGATTGCCGTCTGAACCTGCAATCTGAACTGCTGGATCGGCTGCAAAACGCTGTTCAACTGGCTTTGCGCTGCCGTAGCGAAGCTTGAGACCGCCGAAACTGCGCTTTTCACCGACTCAAAAGCTGCTGTAAGCGTCGAACTGCCGATCTTGTCGAGCAGGCTACTGGCGAATGACACATCGCCGTTGATCAGGTCGTCCGGCCCCTGCGTCGACAGCGAAGTGACTGCCTGCGTGAGGTCGGCGATGACCTCGCATTCGATCCGATACGGAATCTCATAGAACCGCTCATAGACCGGCAGAAATCGCCGGACGATGACCAGATACGAGAATTCAGACCAGGTGACGTTGGTTGCTTGGCCGGAGATCCGCAGGCCGTCCACATATCGCGCACGATCAAGAGCGGTCTGCCCGCGGAACCGGCCCGACCACGCCAGGGGCTCGGAGAACGCGCCCATTGCGTCCACCACTTTCTGGCCGCCAATGAGTTCATGAACCGAAAGGCGCTGCTCGCCGCCGAATCCGATCGACTCCGGAACCTCAAACTGGTAAAAGCTGATGCCGCCGAGGGTCAGGAGAGTGTCTGGAGTCATCGTTGGTAGCTCAGGCCGGGTGTCGGAAGGCCCATGGACATGTCAAAACTGGTCGTGCCGGTCAGCGGGCTGCTTGCCTGCCGGCCCATGTGGTCGGCCATGAAGTTGCCAACGAGTCGCCCGTCGAGATGGACGGTACCCTTCATAGCGTTGCTCATGGTGCCGCGCGAGGCCACCGGATTTATCGGTGCCGCTCCTGAGCCGGGCTCTGCCGCATTAGCATTGCCGAACATGAGCCGGTACGGCCACGCGAACGCGTGTACGGCGCCATTGGTGAATCCTTGGATCGCCTTGAATGCCGGACTATCTGCTACCGTCGCGAGAGAACGCAGCATCTCCGAGCCGACTTTAAGCATGTTCGTGACCTGGGGAAGCATGCTTGTCCCGAATACCGTCTTAAAGTCCGTCCACGCAGCGCGAAACTCGTCTTCAGCGCCTTGGGGCGATTTCTGGTACTGCTTCTCAAGTTCCGTAATGCCCATCGCGCCGGTGGTCACGGCAATGTTCTTGTCGATCTTATGGCGCTGCAGATACATCTGCGCAAACGCATTGCTGGCCGTGCGCTGACTGAACAGGGTATTCAGTTCATTGACGATCTGGTCATCGGTGATCTTGTCGCCCTTGACGAGTCCGTCATGACCGCGCACCCCACCGGAACGGATTGCGGGGATCAGCACGTTCAGCAACCACTCATACTTCGACTGGTTGTAGAGGCCTTCATCCTTCAGCGCACCGGGAAGAACCTGCTTGATCGTGCCGATTTTGGTGTACTCGATCATG